TTGTGGCTTGGTTAGCAATACCAAACTGCCCGGGTGTCTGCATAGCCATTGTCGCACCTTGCACAGCTTGCTGATTAGCATTGAAGCCAGCGTTCTGGCTACCCTGGTATGGTTGATATGCCTCATCTGCCGCTGCCTCTGCCCCTGCTATGTTACGCGTGACGTAGGGCTCGAGGTATGTAGGTAGGTTAGACGTGTTTGAGGTGCTACTAGTAGGAGGGCCTGGGGGTGGGCTACCACTTACGTAGCAGACGAATCGGCTAACCTGTCTTAGGTTGTGCTGTTTTTCATGGTTGAGTTTCATTATTCGTATGCTCCCTATAGTATTCGTCATACCGATCAAAAAACACATTCTTCCACATTTCAGGGATAAACATGCGGGCTTCGTCGCGGCTAACGCACATCATAATCATCTGAGCGACTACATGCCCGGTAGCATACCGCAAACTATGGGCTATTTCTACCCCGTGTACTTCTTTTTTTCGTTCAAATTCATTAGCCGTTTCATACGCTGATACGATCATAGACCACATAAAGGGCATCGCGGTTATCACACGTTGATAGAAGGGGTTGTTCGGCATATAAACCAAAGCAGTCATAAACGCCTGATTAACCCTGTTTTCGTCTACGACTCCATTATCCTGATCAACTATGTCATCCCAGGTATGCGACAACTCTATCAGCATCAGATACAGGTTCGCGGCGTCCTGATTCCCACCGAACCAAGGCAAGCAGGTTTCGCTAGAGGTTTGTGTGCTCATTTATATCTCCTTTAATAAAGCGGTATATGATCTGCCTGCCGGTATACCTATCCCCCGCTGCATCTCCTGTTATGTCAACCCAATGGTCTACATACTGTTCAGGGGCATCGACCCGATCTAAACATAGTCCGTAGCTACAAGCTGCGGCTACAATGGTATCTGGGCGGTGCATTGTGTACGCCATCGAGTGAATATGTAACTCCCGGATACGCCTGTCTGCTGGTGCAAAGTCTTTAATTATCAATACGGCACCGGGTTTCATAAGGCGCACCGCTTCCTTTACGGCTTGGGTTATATCACCGTAGCCAATAGACTCATTGAACACAACGACATCTGCAAACATACCTGGTAGCTGCGTATGCTCATATGAAGCTTCTACGCAGTACTTATTCGCTGCACGCATCTCGGCTATTAAAGCTGAGTCATTAACAACGTTGATTACCCGCATATCAGGGTCTATTTTCTGCATATATGCCCCGAACCCACCCACACCACAACCCATATCCACAAGAACTGCGCCTAGCGGTGCGTCCATAAACTCATAATACTTCTGGCAGTGCTCTACCTCAGTAGGTGCCAAACGCGCAGCGATAAACATCTGGTACCCTTTAGCCATAAAAGCATCCCACGTACACCCCAACGGATTATTCTCAAGATACTTCATCTAGGTATAAACCTGCTGGTATTTACCTGTGGGGCTTGCTTACTTTTACCAGTACGTGCGCTACGCGCCTTAGCTGCCATAGCATCCAGTTTTTTAGACCCTGCATTACTTGAACCGTTACCGAGATGACTAACCACGTCAGCAGGAACGATATACTCGCCATCAGCAACACGGATAGGCTCGTGAGGTCGCTTACCCTCCCCATCAATGCTCGCGTTGATTGAATCAGACATCCCATCTCCAGCTCCTTTTAAAAACATCGGTGGTAGCGACTTACGAGGTGGCCTCGTGTTCAACGCACCGCCTTGAGCATATTGCTTTGGGCGGACGGCTTCTATTGGTTTCGGGCCGGGGTCGCCCCCATATATATTGATCGTACGAGTACCACCGTCCTCGTCTGTATAGGGTGTTGATTGGTCATAGTGAGCCTTTGAGTCATTCCATATGGCAGTTGCCGCTGCAAAATCGCTCGCTCGTTTGGCGGTCGCAGTAGGTGAGTCAAACTGTAACTGCTCTAGCCACCCGCTCTTGGAGACATCGACGGATGGATTGACGGGTAGCGCTGTGATGCCTGCTGCCGGTGCCTGTGGCATCTGGGCTTGGATTTCCTGCGCCCGCTGCGCCACATTGGTGCCTGCTTGGTACGGATTAGCATACGCCCCAGTGGCGTACGGGTTAGCGTACTGAGGATGTATATAGCCCTGAGGCGCTGCTTGCGGGAGTGCTACGATACCTGCGGGAGCGGGAGCGGGAGCGGGAGTAGTTGCATCAACCTGACCGCCCTCAGCGTAACGCATCTCGTAGGTTGAAGGGTCCTCGGTATAGGCGAAGGCATGGTTATTGTTATAATAGTTAAGCCCACCTGGGTCTGTAGCCTTTTGGTTAACAGTACGTGTGGAATGTGCTCGCCCCTTCAGCTCTTGTCTATGTTTCTTAGGTGAAGTATCTGGGGTAGGCTGCAATGCGGTATAAGCCATACTCGCACCAATAGCGGCTTTACCTGGGTTATCCCTAGCCCAGTCACCTGCGCGTTCCATCATACCGGGTTTCTCAGCAGGTGCTGAGCGTGCCCACGAGGTGTCTTCGGGCGTATACTCATAAGGGTCTACAGGGCCGCTAGGGCCATAAGGGTCTACAGGGCCGCTAGGGCCATATGGGGATGCTGTTTGTTGTGCTGTTTGTTGTGCTGTTTGCTGTGCTGTTTGCTGTGCTGCAGGTTGTGCTGCAGGTTGTGCTGCAGGTGCATGGGCGGATTCATAAGTCAATGCGTTAACTTCAGGGTCTGCTGGTGCCAACGCAAAAGGGTCTGCCGCGGCGGCATCAGTAGCCATCGCATCTGCGGCAGCGCCCTGCACTGTTGTGCCTAACCCTGCATTTTGTGCGGCTAGCATCTCGGCTTGGGTTGCCTGCGCTGCAGGCGCTACCGAGCCACCCATACCACCACCTATAGCTCCGCCACCGGCACTAAGAAGGAACCCTTGATCGGTCATACGTTGACCATCCATACTACTGCCAAGAGCGTAGCCGCCACCTGCGGCAGCAGCACCTATGGCAGCACCCCAACCCGCGCCTAAACCACCTGTCATAGACCCAGCAGCTAAGGCCCCAACGATAGGTAGTACTGTCTGGAACAAACCTGCTTCCATCAAACCTGTTTTAGGATTCTTTGTTAAGCTACCAAGACCTTTTGACCGCGCGAGCTTATCAAGATACGCTACCTCGTCTTTAGTGACGTGCATTAGTTCTGTATCTGGACCTCGGCCCATCTTGGCAAGTGCATTGGCTATGTGCTTCATTAGATACCCCTTAAGTTCGCGTGATTATACAACATATTCCCCGCCTGCAGCATTTATCGTACACCCTGCACCATCGGCTATTGCCTGTAAAAACCCACCGGTCGCTAGCACTTGTGTGCCAGTCCACTGGTAGAGCGAGGAAGCAGAAACTGACGCTCCGTATATGAGGCAGTTTGATGCTGACGCAGTGCCTCCGATCGGTACGAGGTATAAGTTTACCTTGACAGTACCTACGCTCGTGTTAGTTAAGTCGATGCACTTAACCAAGGTAGTTATCCCTGGGGGAGCAGTATACACCAAGGTCCCTGCGCCCGTTGCAACTGAACCTTGGCCTAGTTTTGTAGGGACTATGAAAGCCATATTAGTACCTCACTTACATCTGTTTTATCCTGCGTTTTAGATACATCTGCCGCAACTTGGTTAAGGTACTGGGTCAATATACGGGTTAAGTTATTTATCGCCGCTGCATCATATTCCATAGGGGCGATTGGGAGTGCTGGGGGTTTGTTCATCGTGATCCGTCCTCTCTGACACTAGCTCTAGGGGTACCTAGCTGCCATGTAACACCAACTGCATTAGACTCTATACGGAAGACCATCTGGCGCCCACGTACGCGTATCCAACACATTTCAGTAAATTGTGCGAAAGGTACCACAGCGGTCTGTGCCACGTTACTTGCTTGGCTCTGCAGGAAGTTACCTCCGGGTGTGTTGCGCGCCTTAACCGTTAGTATCACGGCAGGGACTGCGGCGGTAGACCCATCGAAAGCCACATCCGGTATAATTCGCTCCACAAAAGAGAAGTTCTCCCCATCACCAATGTCTATATCGGCGGACTCCAGAAATGCGGGGATAGCTGATACTGGGGTTGTCGAACCATCATCAAAACCATTCTCGTGGTAGTACAGTTTGCTATCGTCACCAGCTGCAATAGGGCTAGTTCTAAGGGGTGAATCTAACCATGCCGTCCGTGTCATCGCCCCAAAAGACCATAAGTTTTCAACATAGTTAAAGGTTACGTACTTATCAGGAGTCAAGGAGCTAGTGGAGCAATAGAACCAAGTGACCTCGTTAAACTGCGAGTTAGTCCCTGCGTAAACTTGCCCTAGCTGAGTTGTATTCATACCGCCGAATACGTATGCGCGAACGGTACAGGGTAGTGTCTGAACTTGACCGTTGTAGCTGTAGAACTTATCCTTACCCATCCAATAGGCGACGTTACTCGCTACCGCAACTGCGGTAGGCGAGGCTATAGAAATCTGGCTAGCTAGGGTTGTAAATGAGAATACGATTGGGGGGCCTACAAACTGCATCGATATGCATGAAGTATCGGTAAGTATAAGATTTTCCTGCCGCATCTTCAACGCGGCGTAAATGTAGCTACCTGCAGATAAGCGGTAGTCCCCTGCTGTATTAGTGATAGCAGGTGTCCAGTTAAGTGGGTTGCCTTGAGCGCACCAACGGATAAGTAGTGGGTCTTCTGTAGTCGTTCCTAGGGCGTTCGTGCCTAAAGTAACCACGTGCTGATCGTCAGTTATAAGGATATTGTCCGCTATAGTAGGCGCATCAGAAGCCCCCGCTAGGCTACTTAAAGATACTGCGCGTGCCGCTAATGCTGTGCCTATGCTCCCTGAAGCAGACCAGTAGAATACACCTCCGTCTTTGATTGAGCATATAAAGTCTTGACCGAAGTTACCGCCAACCCAGCGGCGCAGTGATTGCGAAGTCGCCCCTGTACCTGATGAAGCATCGCCCCATCCGTACCCGCTCCACGCTCCAGAGCCATAACCGACACCGGATACAGTGACAGCTAGCCCCGTATTAGGCTGAAACGCCGCGGTAACTGCCGCCCCACCCCCTGTAACACTACCTGCGCTACACGCAGTCGCTACAAAAGTAAACTGATTTACGTTGGACACCGTAATCTGAAACTCCGCGTTCAACGTTGCCGCTAAAATACCATCAACAGACGTAGACCCTGAAAAGGTAACGAAATCACCAGTGATCGCACCGTGCGCTGAGATATAGCAAGTGACCGTCGTAGACCCGGCTACGCCGGTAGTAAATGGGTTCGCCACAGTGGTTGTGTACCTGATTGGGGTTACATCGTAGTAGCCTTGACCCCGCTCAATATATATCTTTAGGTTTGTTCCAACCGCCAGGAGGTTTTCACCTGATATAGTCACCCAGTTATGCAGAAAACGTGCCGTACCTAAAAAGCTACTGATACCAAGTTGTACCCACCCACCTATCTTCTGCGGCGTACCCGAACGGAAACGGACTGCGCTCATATCCCACCACGAACCTTCGTTAGTGTAACGGGTATTCTCGCGGTCCACACCTGGTTTGATTATAAGCTTTTGCAGTGGCATACTTAGTCCTTCACGAACTCAATTAGACGGCTGCATTGTAACGCATCCCTCATGGCTTCGGAGTAGAAAGTAGGACATTCAGTTCTGGCTGTAGTCGCAAAGTCTTTAAGAGTTCTGGCGGTATCTTCTGCTTCTCTGGGCAGACTATCGGGGCTACTTCCTGCCACTCGCACACCTGCTTCCCGTGGCACAGCTCCAGACTTTCGCAACCCGTTAAGGATACGATTAAGCCTGTCAATATCAGAAGCGTAATCGGCAACCCCTCGATCATACTTAGCTTTTTGCTCTGCTTCAATTCTTGCTTTCTCAATCTTAGCCTTCTGTACTTGGTCATTGATAGAATCCTTGTATGTTTCGTACTCTGTTTTAGCGGAATGTAACTGCCATCCAATTATGCCGGTAATCGTAAGTAGGACAACAATCACCACTCCACAAGCGTATGTTTTAATATATGCTATCATGCTGCACTCTTATTGCTCATGCTGTCAAAAGCATACCCGGTGGTAATCGCTGCGAGGACTGCATTAACGCTTGTAATATGTAATGAACCTTTTTCAAGATATGACCACAATAAAGAAGGGTTAAGCAAATCACCAATCCCTGATGTACAAGAAAACCACGCTGAACCAACTAACATGATAAAGGTTGCTGTGCTCTTGCCTTTCTGGTCACCGAAGTAATAACCAAATATGTTTCCACGAATGCGTTTAGTTCTTTTCATTTTTAGCCAATGGGCAGTAGCACCAAGCATTTGAAAAGCAAATACAGATAGGAAAGAATATAGGTTTACTTCATTCATTTAGGCTTGCTCCATAACATATTTTGGAAATGTGCCGCTTCGTAAAAATACTTAGGCTTGCCATTAGCATTGAGTTCACCATACCATTTTAGCCCTAAAGCCATACCTATCGCACCTGCGCGTTGGTAGTTTGGATGCTCGCTTTTGTCGATATACTTACCGTTAAGTATTACGCCTATATCCCAAGCCTCACTTGCTGGCTTGCCATTTGGTAAAAGTACATTATGTGCTGATTGACCCCATGCAGCTTTAGACGAACCATTTTTTAGACATTCATTCTGCTCTGCCTCGTTGCGGTCAGTACAGACAATAAAAACTCCAAGGTTTTCAGCATCACACTGCTTTTTAAATACCTGCCACTTAGATTGCATTAATGGGCTAAGTTTGGATATATCGCGGCTCATTGAAATTTACCTCCCGTAACTTCTTCACATTTAGCCTGCAACACTGACACATGATTTTCAGTTGCTCGGATACGATCATATATCTCACCAAGTCCTCTAATCTGCTCAGTGTGTGCTAGTTGAATAGCCTTGATAGTGATAATCTCACCAGTTAAATCTTTATCGATCTTAAGCATTGTGGTATTCAAGTCAACAACCGTGGCATTAAGCTTATCAAACTGTTGCAAAATTCTATAAAGAAAGAATGCGACAAGCGAAAACAATGCAGGCACAAGCCATCCAGCAGTTGCAATAGTTGCAGCTTCGAGAGCAGCTGAAATCATAATTTACTCCTCATATCAATTACTCCGTTCATAGTGTCTCCTCAAAACGCAATTTTAATTCCAATGCGCGCATTATTTGCAACCGCCGCACCCGTAAATCCAACCGTAAAATACTGCCAGTAACTTCTGTATGGTGGAGCAAGCGCAATAGAAACCAGTGGGTGCAGCAAAGCGTTCGCAGCAAAGTGCCAGTTGACCTCACCCTCGCTCGGATACTCGCTTGCGAATAGAGGGTTTATTTCGTAGTACCTATCAGGATTTCTGGCGATGTAAACTGTCTGCCGCCAGTCGATCACGTTCAGAACTTGGAAGGCAACTTCCCGATTTGTATCCGCGTCCGTCCACTTGTAATACTCGCGGAAATTAAACTCGTCCGCAAAGCAGCTAGAGGAAAGAATCAACATGATGAGTATTGTTTTCATGCTTGTTTAAATGCAGACGACATTGCAACGCTCGGAGCTGCTGTTGTGAACGCCCTTCCTGTAGTGGCTCCTGCAGTTGCCTTGTTTTCATCAACAATCCTAAATGATGGATATGTTGCAGCGCCAACATTGGACACTCTTGATGTTGTGCTTGCAGGCGTGCTTGGCTCAGTGACGTTCTGCCTTGTATAACAGAACGATATGACCAATTCATTATTCAAGGCAGTAGTCAACGAATTAGTTGTGACCGGCGTGGAATTGGACTGGGCTGCTGTGCTCGAAACATCAAACGGCGCTAAAGTAGTGCCCCTGTACGCCAATATAACGGCGCGCTTACCCGCAGTAGAGCTGTGCGTCAAAGATGCGACTGTTTCAGTGCCGTCTGACACTTTGTATAGCACAACTATGCTGTCTCCAAGTGTATTATAGCTGTATAAACTTGTCCATCCAGATGGCAAGGGTGTATATGGCTGGGCAGAGTAATTGCCACTCCACAGGATTAGCAAGTCCTTTGCAAGGATGCCTGCTGGCACCGGCACATCTGTCGCAGACACTGATGCCCATGATGTTACCGTCCCCGCAGCAACGAAGCTCCACGGGCCGACCGGGCCGACCGGCCCGATATTTAAGAATAACGGAAGTCCACCAACTATCATTGCACATCCTTAACGAGGTTGCACGTAGCGCGGGAAGCTGAATCGACGTAATAAGCAAAGACATCAACCGCGCCAATTGTTGCCGTTAATGTTGGTACGGTGCCTCCGGCAAACTTCCAAAAAGTGTTGTAAGCAAGTGTCCGTGCCGTCGCGCCCTGCGTAATTACAATCACACCAGACTGCCCCGCAACTGCATTTGTCGGGGCGGCCAGTGTCGTGTTCTCACTCGTGGTATAGGTAAAGTTATTTGCTAAAGAAAGATCAATGGCAATTGAAGCAGCGGATGATGCTAGTGCGACTGGCGTACCACGCTGTGCCTTCGTGAAACTATTTACAGTTGCTAATATAAGATATAAAGTATCAAAATACGTTTTTAGTGTAGCTTTAAAATTAGCCCATGTTGCACTACGTAACAAACCACTAACACTGTCCTGATATCCAAATGTATCAGCATCTATAGGTGTTGACTTAGCTGTTGCGCTAGATATCGCAGCTATATTATCTACGCCAATAACATTTGTACCATCGCAGTACACTAGGGTGAACGCGCCTTGAGGCAGTACCACACCAGTACCAGCTAGCGTTTTAAGCGTTACCGTAAAGGCACCTGAAGTAGCGTTGTACACAAGATACTGCTTACTTGAGCTGGGGCAGATGACATTTCTATTAGCTGTAATAGTCGCTGTAATTTTTAGTACAGCGGAGCGTGCCTCATCTGCGGCACCGTTCAAGGCCGTTAGACTATAATCTGCCGCGCCCGCGGGTAGTACAACAGTCGCTGTGCCCGCTATAGCCGCTTCAAGGATAGTCCCATGTATGGTATTAACCGCAACACCCCATGTGCCAGCCTGCTCTCCGGTGGCGAGAAGTTCTGTTCGTAGTAATGGTGAGTACGTGCTTGGCATAGTTTATCCTATCGGTAGTCATTCATCTTAGTACCGCCTGTTGCGGTCTGTATTTCTTTCATACCCACATCAGCTGCAGACTTATAGTACTCCATCACATCAGCAGAGCCCTTCATGAATATGTACGCCTCAAGTAGCGTAACGTATAACAATGTCTGTCCAAAGTTCGTGGATAGCCACGTGGTCGTAGCTGTAACGATAGATGGTGGCATTGCAAAATAATGGAAGGCTACTGGGTAAGCTAACCCGGGCGTAGGTCCAATAATGATTGTGCTTGAATCATATACAGCATACAACTTAGGCTCGGCTTGCGTCGCTACAACAGGGTACATCTCAGTAATGTACTCCGCGGCTTTTGGTAGTAGATTCACTACCCCTGTAGCAGTGGTAATCTCAATGGATTTGAGGGCTATGTAGTCCGTGGGTAGTGTTACTGATCGTGAACCTATGGTGGTTACGCCTGTGGTATTTTTGCGTGATGAAGGCAGGTTTGCCTTCATGTGAATACGCCGTTCTGCCGTCTGGATAAACCCGTCAATAGCCGCAACGAATGTAGTTTCGTTGTTCTGGGTTGTGCTTATAATCAGATCACGCAGTTCGGTGTAGTTCATTATCGCATTGTACCTCTACCATGACCCCTCAGTGCCTTACCAACTCCGCGTGCCTTGACCTTACCACCCTTACGCATAGCTGGAGGGGTTGGAGCTTCACCTTGATCTTGCGATACACGCCGCTTGGTTTCCTCTTCTTTATCTTTAAGTATTTTTATCGGGGCGTCTGGTCTTAGCGTATTCCCTGCGGCGTCAACTACCATACGGGCTCCACGTTCTACGCCTTCCTTGAGTGCAGTACCCGCAGCGCCTGCGGTATCGGTGGCCCACTGCTTAATGGTTCTCGGTCTCGCTGGTTCTGTATAAGTACCATCCGCCTTAGCTTTAAGACGTGCATCAGCGGCTGCTATATCTTGACGAGTGTACTCGCTCCTCTCGTCTGGAGTCATTTCTGAGTAAGATTTTGCCATGTGAAGCTCCTTATCCGTTACGGCTGAAATTCTTGCCTTTAGTTGCAGCGCCTGTTCCGCGCATTATACCACCGGCTGCTTTACCTGCAACCTTACCGCCACATTTCATACCCTTTGCTTGCATCTTGTCGAAAGCTTCTTCTTTCTTGCTTCCTTCTTTACCCATACCTTTTACTTCGACGTCTTTCTTAGACTTTTCAAACTTTGCGAACGGATTAGCTTTTGCCATTTTAATACTCCTTATTTATACAAGAAATCCCCTGTCGTTGGACTGACTGCTGAGGCTAGTGTTCGGTCCGCATTATCCGCGGGCCTTGGATTCTGTAGACCTTGTGGGTCTACAATTTTAAACGTACCTAATTTATACTGCGGATGATCAGCCTCGAAACAGCTACTGCATACACGAGTCTTTGTGCGCTTCATCCTGATAGTCAGGAACTTAAGCTCCTTCAAAGGGTAGGTGAAGCCACACCGATCACAGTCACCTATCGCTCGTTTTTCCGATGCAAACTCAGCCATTACTTGCTCCGCATTGCCCTGCCGTGCCCGCGCTGTGCACAACCTACGCCACGGGCTTTAACTTTACCACCTTTTTTATATGCCGCTATGTCTTGATCTGCCAACTTGCCAACACGCTCTGAACCATAAAGACCGCTGGTGTTCGTGGCATCTGCTTTGGCCTCGGCCACTCTCGCATCTGCTTGGTGACGTTCATCTTCGTAGTCCTTATGCACTGCCCTGGCTGGTCGGCTACCAAAGGTAGACTCCAAGCCTTCCTTAATGCGGCTACCTATACCGGGTTGCTCAGACTCAGCTAATTTAAGGGCCTTCTGCTTACGTGCAGTGACTGCTGCTTTCTCGTCTGCTGTCAGGTTTTTCCAGCTAAATAAGCGTGTCTCATCGTCTTTTAAATCTGCCATTTTGTTCTCCTCTACCTAGTAAACTTCGGGGTGACCCTAAACGTAGTCCGTTCACGGTCTTCCTCAGCCATTAGCGTAAACTGCTCATCGTATATCAATTTTGTCTCTTGTAGTCGTTCTGGTGCTCGTTTCATCGCCAAGTAGTACGCAAGGCCAGAAACTAAGGCCGGTATTGCTCTGGCTGATACGTCCATTGTATTACCACCATCTACCCCAGCATCTTGTATCCGACGCATACGCCAGTAAACCAGTGTATAGCTCGCATCAGGTGGGACAGGCCATAAGGTGATAGTGGGGGCAGCGCTTTGGCGATCAACATAAAACTGAACTGGGCGACCCGTGGACCCCTTTGTTGGGATGGACGAATAGTCTCCTAGAGACAAGCGCCCGATAGCCAGATCACTATTAACCCCACTGTTACTTGTTCTAATCACAACATCGAGCAAGTCGATTGTATCTGCTGGGAGTGTGTATGTAGCTGTATTAGCTAATAGCGGGATAGAATCTGTGCTTATTGTCCATAAGTTAATCTGGCGGTTCGCCCACTCTAACCCCAATAGGTTAAGGCTACGACGTGCCGTGCGGACGTCATATCCAGTGATACTCTCCCCACCAATACGCTCGAAAGCCTCTTCGATCAGCTCGGAGACATCAGGATTAAAGCTAGCGGTACCTGAAGTAGCCATCTATTTAGCCGCAGATTAGTGTTGCTTTCGTAACCTGAGTGAGCGTTACAATACCGAAGTCGCTAGGGGTCACTGCATAAACAGGGATACTTTCGGTATCTAACCAACAAACAGCAGCAACTGATGCCGGTGTATCTAGGTTAACGATAACCTTACCTGAAACAGCCATAGCCACAGATACCGAACCTGCTGCAGCGGCACCGACCGCATACACCGTCTTGATACGGCAACGGGGTAGTGCCAGGTTACCTGAGATACCAATGCTGATGTTACTAGCAAAAGCGGCATTGCAGGATATACTTGAAATGCTTGCCCAGTAGTTTGTAGTTAGCACAGTCGTCGCTGGACCTGTGATAATCTCGGTAACGGGGCCTGCTGGCTGTCCTACGACAGTGCCTACAATCGTAAACGTGAGCGCCACCGCGGTAGTGGACGCTGTGATGATTAGTTTGTAGCCGCAGGTATTTACCGATGTATCTGTCTGTAGCAATGCGAGTGCGCCAGCACCTGCAATAGGTGCTGCCGCCCGAAATAATGTCGTATTTTCCGCCGAAGGCGAAACTGCCCATGTATCGCTCATATAACTCTCCTTAGCTACCCCGCTATAGCGAGGCTTGGCTTATTAAACCTGTGTGTACAAGATAGTTACGCTCAACACACCAGCTGTTACTGCCGAGACTGTAGGGGTAACCTGCACGAATACGGAAGTATTAGCCGCAATGTTAGCCATTGCTAGCAGTTGTGCTGCTGTGAAGGTTGGGCGTAGGCGAACGGTAGCTTTAACGTCAGTAGTAGCGATGTACTCAACGCCTGCAGCAGAGATACCTGAAGTCAGGTTAATTGCTGTACCCCCGGTAGTTACAACTGGTTGGTCGATGATCAGGTCAACGATATTAGCGTTTGCTGGGAGGGTTACGGAAGCGGTTGCTGCTGCGGCTGTTGCGGCCCATGCGACTGCAGGCTCACCGTTGTATAGACCATTAACGACACTAGCAGAAGGTACAAAATATACCTTCTGCATAACAGTTACTGTGCCTTGGGTAAGGGGGTCATTACCTGGAACACCTATGTTTAAAGGACCGCTGAATGTGTTTTTTGACATGCTGATTCTCCTGTAAGGGTTTTAGCTGGCTCCAGTCGCTTACACGTCCGTCGAGTCGGTCTGGAACCGCGTATTTCTCGATAGGGGCTTTATAGCATATCTGTGGGGTATGTACAAGCGAAAAAAGACCTGCTGTTTAGGCAGGTCAAAAGTGCTTACGCACTAAGGAGGTGAATCCTGTAGTTAATGTACCACAAACCCCTACTATGGTCAATAAAAAACCCGCCGGAGCGGGTTTTTACTGCTTCCTACTGATTACGCCGAGCCATAAATACCTAATGGATCAGACACACCGAAACTATAACGCTCACGTGCTTTGTAACGGGCATTGCCAGTTTCGAAGTCGCCTAGCATTTCCTGCTTGATTGAAGCGCGAACAAAATGCTTCAAGCTATTAGGAACGTCAGTCAACAAGAACCATTGAGTAGTGTTAGTCAACCAGTGGTTAACTGTGTACCCTTCAGGGATCGAGCTGTTAGACAAGATAGCGTTAATGTCACGATCTGCAGTGCCCGGACGGTTTTCTTTAGAACCATCAAGCAAGCGAGAAGCAACAAACATCAGTGCTGGTGGAACAACAAGCTTACGAGGCTTAGCGGCGATCAACAAACCTTTTTCATCAGTCCAGCTAGCCATTGCGATAATCGCGCTTTCGAGCGAAGTCTCGTTCAAGTCAGCATGTGCTGAAGGACGGTTTGAGTTAGTTGCGCCGTTAACCAAGGGGTGATCCGTAGCCAACAGAGACTTACCATCGCCATACAAGTATGAGCTTGAAGTAGCGTTATTAAGGATAGAAGCTGCTTTTACCTGCTTAGTGTAAGCCATACCACGAGCCAGTGCTTTAGTGTAACGAGCTGAAAGGGAGTCGTAGAGGTTATCTTCTACTGCTTCTTCAGTAATCGCAAAACCCATTGCAATAGTTTCGTGTGTGTAGCGTGCTACGTATGCTTCTTGTGCAGCGTCATAAAGTATACCAGCACCTTCCTGTTTCACAGGAGCAGCGCCGAAACCAGCCAATTTTACTTCTTCTTCAAAAGAACGCTCTGAAGTCTCGACTTCATAAATCTCTTTATGCTCTTCACCATAACGGTTGTATTCCAAACCGAATAAGGCGTTCAAACCAGGTAACAATTCTTTTAGTAGTTGGCTTCTCGAGATTGCCATATTAATAACTCCTTATATTGATAAATTACGTTCGCTATGCGCTGCCCGACGGGCATCTGACCACGGCTTACCTTTGTGCGACACTGACTTACCGGTACGAGTAGCGGCCATTTTTGCCTTAGTTTCAACCGAGTGTGTGGTACCTAAGCGCTTGAGTGCTATCTTCGCTACGTGCTCAGGAGAGAGTTTTCGGCCTAATAGAGCCACAGCCGTCTTTTCTCTGGCTTCAACAGAACGCGTATGCCCTAGACTGTGCTTATTCCCAAGCTTCTGGGCTGACAGCACCGCGCGGGTTTCAGCGGTTCGTTTGAGACCTGTGATAGCTGCAGCACGCTTAGCGATCACCTCTGGAGACTGGGGCCCACGCTTGACTCCGCTAGGACCTTCACCGCCGATAGATAGATTGGCTAACGCACACCCTGTGTCTTTAAGCACTTTGATCCACTTGATCTCATCCTCAAAAGCTTCTAGTTCTGTACTGCGAGGAAACACTAAGACATCTATGTTTTCCCAGCCATACTTAGCCGTAGTATTTTGATGGTACTTGTTTCTACCTGAATGGGATTTACTGCGCGACCCAAACCCCTTACCAACGTAGAAAACATCTCCGTTGGGTTTGCAGTGTAGGTACACGTAGAATTGTTTCATTTGTACTTATTGACCGGTTGAGAACGCGTATGCGTGAGTATTTGCATTGTATTTCACGATGATGTCTGTGTATGCTGTGCCAGTACCCTGGTCAGTACCACCACCAATAATGTCAACAATACGGAACGGTAG